ACTATTAGTTACATCGGCTACTATATCCCAATATTGATATAGTGGTGGTAAAGCACCGTTTACGCTAAAGCTACCATCTACTACTAAATCGTTTACTGCTACATCATTAATAGAAACAATATACCAGGTAGCATCTTTATTAGATTGATATAACATACAACCTAAAGATTCCATTAATGATGTTAAAAGATAATAGCAATCCTTTGGCTCAAAAGTAGACCAATCTACCGAAGAATATTCCGATAATTTTAAGTTTACTGTATTAATAAGAGTACCATCTATTTTAAATTGACTATAAAAAGCAACATTTAATTCACTTCCAGTCTTTTTTAATAACCTACAAACAAAATCACTAATACTTATACCAGCATCTACATTTGTATCATCGTATAAAGCGTAATAATCTTCTCTTGTATATTTAACATCTTTTAAGACTGGAATATTATCAGTAGCCGTAAGCTGAAGAAAATACTGCTCCTGCCATTCATATTGAATTACATCAGGTAAAAGAAATCCTACCCATTTTAAATCTTCAGTTACACCATTAGTTTCGTATAAGCTAACCTTCCAAGTATATTCATCACTATCAAAAAAGAAATCGGAAGGCTGAACTGTAGAATCGTAAGGAATAAAACATTTTATATCCGCATAAGAAGAACGAATAGGAGCGTAGATGTTGTCTTTACTTGCTTTATAGTTTAAAACAAAAGGTGAATCTTGTGCAGGAATTAAATCAATTACTTCAGGAAAATCTTCAGTAGCTTCTTGTTTCTCAAACTTTACCTTATAAAAATAGTTAGTACCTACCTGGTCTAATCCTTTAAATTGTAAATTATAAATATGATTGTAAAACATTATACCACCCTCGAATTTTTTATTGCTTGGTTATCTAATAATAATCTCATTTTATCTCCCATTATATCTATTTGGTAACCACCTTGCCCAACTGTATTAGTAGGCATAGCTACCATACTACCTTTACCACCTAAATCAAAAGGATTAAATCCTAAACCACCAATAGTTTTAGCAATATTACCAATAGAACCTAATTTAGAACCACCAGCACTTAAACCGCCTGTTAAAACAAATAATACTGCTGCTGCTGCAATCGCTGCTGCTAACTTAACCATTAAATTTCTTAAAGCATTTACTATTCCTTGAAAAGCATTTTGTCCACCATCAAGAATAGTATTAAACATTGTTTCAAAACCAGTTGTTAAAGCCCCAAGTAACATAGTTCTTGCAGTTAATATTTCATTTTGTTTTATAAGAATTGCATTGTATTGTTCTTCTGTTGGAATATAAATAGCTTGATATTTACCAAAATATTCTTCCGTAGCTTGAAACCTTTTATCTTCATTAGCACGAAGCGTATTTAATTCACTTGTATAAGAATTTACTAATTCAACAGGGTATAAAGAACTTACATCATATTCAACCGCAGCTTGTGCAGTCATATCAGGTTCTTTGAATTTTATTCTTTGTGCTAAAGTTGGTTTTGCTTTAGTTACCGCAGGTGTTCCAAATGATTTTAAAACATCTACATTAGTTTTTTTGGTTTCTTTATTTAGATTATTTAAAGAATCGTAAATTGTATCATAAGATTTTGCAAGTTGAGTATTACCTGTAATTGCAGCAGTAAACCTATCAAAAAATTCTCCCCAAGATTTACTTTCAAATATTTCTAAAGTATTATTAGCACCATCTACAATAGTTTTAAAAAATTCTCCGATTTTACCATTATTAACGGCATTTGTAAATGTATTGCTTAATCTATTAACACTTGCTTGTAATGAATCTACATCCCCTACTATTTTATCTCCAAATGTTTTATTTAATTCTAAAGCTAATTTAGGCAATAAATCTCCTGCCATAATCTCGCCATTCTCAAGCATCTTACCTAATTCAGCAGTAGTAACTCCCATAGCTTTTGCAGCCAAGTTAAATGCACCAGGTAAACGCTCACCTAATTGACCTCTTAATTCTTCAGCAGATACCGTTCCTTTTGATATCATTTGACTTAAAGCGTTCAAAGAACCTTTTAAATCTTCGTTAGATAATTTAAGTACAGAAGCAGCTTTAGCTACTGATTCAAATATATAATTGGTTTGTTCTAAAGGTACATTAGCAGAAACTGCTGCTGCTGCAAAGTTTTTATAAGCCTCGCCTACTGCAACAAGATTTAAACCATATTGGTCTGCAAATTCTGATAAGCGTTGGAATTGTGCTGCTGCTGCTTCAGTAGAACCTAAAACCGCACTCAAAGCTGAATTGATAGCATCTAATTTTAAAGCAGTATCAAAAGAAGCACCTACTGCTTGAATTGCAGCATTTAAACTTAAATAGCCTACTACAAGGTTTTTAATTCCTTCAGTAGCACCACTAAAAGAATCTTTAACTTTTTTATTATTACTTTCTGTATTATCAGAAAATCCTTTTAAAACTCCTTGCGCTTCATTTAATTGACTTTTTAAAGCCTGAATATTAGCACTTAATTCAACTACTATTTTTTCATTTACCATCTTCTTTCAGCTTTAATTTTTCCAAAATCGCTTCTTTATCTTTTTGAGTAGTAATGGTAATTTTCTTGTTTAACCTACTTAAAATATCAGTCCATAATGGTAATATTTCTTTTGGTTTCTTTTGATGCTTTTTTTCTACTTGAGTATTTAAAACATAACTCATTAAAGTCCTTGTTCTATCCCACTCTATTGCATCTTGCTTTCTTTTATAAATAAAGTATCTATAATAATCTACAAAAGTCATATCCCAAAAAATATGCGGCAACAAACCCAAGTCCATTACCGCACAATCCAAGATATCATCCCAAGTTACTTTTTTTTTTCTCCTTGTTGTTCAGTAGACATCGCTTTAAAAACTTTTATCATTTCTTGCGTAATCTTTAAACAACTTTCGGTAAAGCACTCAATAACTTGTAATTGACCTTCATAACTTAAGTCATCTACCCATTCAACTACATCTTCAAATGTGAAGTTTATAATTAAACTTTTACCTCTGTAATATCCAGTCAAACCCGAATAAACTAAATCAGCTACCATTTCTAACTGACTATAATCTTCTCCAAGTTCTTTAATATTACCAATATCACTACCACTAATCTTTGTGTAAGTCTCTAACGCATAGTTAGAAAATTTCAACTGCTTTACTTCTCCGTTAAGAGTAAGTTCAAGTATTCCATTCATAGTTTGTTTGTTTTAGTTATGCTATTGTAGCAAATGTTGGTGCGCCTGTTCCTGCAAACTCAATAGAGTAGGTAGTTACGTCTTCCATTGGTGCTGAAACTTCGCAAGAAGTAATGTAAGCACTTTGAGAAACCGACTTATCGCCTGTAACCATATCAGTCCAAATGATTGCAACTAATGCTCTTGAATTGTAAGCAGTAAAAATATCTGCTAAATCTTTATTCGCTGAAACAAAGTCCGCAAGACCTTCTGCTGAATAAGTAATGTCTCTTAATCCTGGCATAATCTCTTTCCAACCTGCTGATTCTTTAGAAGTTGTTTCGAATACATCCTGATTCATTGACATCGTAACATTTGTTAATTCTGCTAATTGCGTTCCATCCATTTTTAAGATTTGCGCTGTGCCGTTGTAAACTGCCATATTATTTTATTTTAAAGTTAATTAATCTGTTATTGTGTAAGTTCCGCTAAAAGAAACAGTATAAGATACCACATCTTCCATTGGAGCGTTTACTTCTATACTTTCAATATATGTTAAGCCTGTATAATAACCTTGTGGTATTACAGGATTAGATATTAGTATGTTAATAGGTGTTCTTGCATCGTAAGCAGCAAATAAAGTAGTTATTCCTGTGTCTGAAACTCCTTCATTAAAATCAACTAAAGCATCTGCCGTAAAAGCAAAATCTCTTAAACCTGGTAATGCTACCGAATAACCTGCTGATTGCTTACAAGTAGCATCTATCATAGCATCGTTTAATGTAATAGTTACATTTCTTTGACACATCAAAGGGAAATTTGAATCTGCATCGTAAAGTAAAATATCCGAACCGTTTAATACGCTCATATTCCTTGTTGTATTTTAAATGTAAATCTTATTAATCTTCTCACTAAAACCCCTGTATCTATTAGTTGTTCAAGTGTATTTGTACTTTCCATTAGTGTTCTAATTACATACCAATCAGGGCTTAAATCCAAATAACCAGCTTGTCTTGTTCTTACTAACTCCATTACTTCGTTTGATATTCTATCCGATAGTAATTTACCACCAAAACTATTGTCAAACCTTGTACCTACCTCAATTAAAACGCTAACTTCTTGACCGTATGCTTGCTTACTACCTTCGCCTAATTCCGTTGAATTAAAAGTAGAAAGTAAAATATATGGCTCAACTGCATTAGCTAAAACACTTGCCGAATCATAAACTCTAACTTCCTGAAGGTCTATAACGATTGCACCGCTTAACCTTTCATAAAGTTTTTGT